AAAGTTAATACTCAAGTTCTAGAATCAAACTGTATGCATTTAACTCAGCCCGGCATCTATATCTCTGCAAGCGGAAAACTAAGTCATTGCTGTTATAAACAATCACCGGAGTATTTGTTTGACACATTAGATGAATTATTATATAATAAAACAAACTTACAAGATAAAATTTGCCTCGAAAGTTGTGGAATATAAAAATGAATAAAAAAGAAAATGAAATTATGGACATCCTTCAAGAGGAATGTGCAGAAGTTATACAGGCGGTGAGTAAAGTTAGACGCTTCGGTATCAACAATTACAAGCCCGGAAAACCCCTAACTAATCGAGAACACTTAGAAGAAGAACTAGGTGACTTGTTGGCCATGGTTGATATTATGCTAGAACAAGACATTGTAGCTTGGGGAAATCTTGAAGTGGCAAAAAAGGCAAAAATTGAAAAACTTCGCAAGTGGTCAAATATTTTTGAAAAGGTACAATAATGTTCGGAACCAATGAGATCATCGGAAAGAAATATTTCAAGGACGCACCTGCTGATAGCTTATTTGTAACCAGCATGTTTTTTACGCTTCAGGGAGAGGGTCCTTACGCAGGCTTGCCAGCACTGTTCATCCGTTTGGCCAAATGTAATTTGGATTGTAGCTTCTGCGACACATTCTTTGATGACGGCGACTGGATGACCTTTGACCAAATTGAATCCAAGATGCATGCAGCCATCAATGATTATTGGGTAAATCAAGGCAAAACAGCGCCTGCATGGGCAGTCAACGGAATGAACGACTATCCAGGAGTAGTGTTGGTAATGACAGGCGGTGAGCCGCTGCTACAGGATAACATCAGTGCCTTTATGGCAGAACAATTAAAACACTTTCGAGCAGTGCAGGTCGAAAGCAATGGCATTCCTGTTACTGTGGTGCCCCCGAGTGTTACATTGGTATGCAGTCCCAAGTGCATGGAAAAAGAAGGTCGTGCAATCAAATATTTTGCGCCAAGTAAAACTATTTTGGATCGCGCAGACTGTTTGAAGTTTGTGATGAGTGCAGACAGTGACAGTCCATATAATAATATTCCCGAATGGGCACACGAATGGAAGCGCAATAATCCAACCAAGGAAGTGTATTGCAGTCCCATGAATGTATACAACAGTTTTCCGCAAAAGATCAAACTATTGCGAGCAGAAAAAGGTACTATTACCATGGCAGAACGCAGTACTGTTGACGAGATAATTTCTTTTTGGGAACCAGGATTGCTGGATCTGGCCGCTAATCAAGCCAATCATGAATACACTGGCCGCTACTGTATTGAACATGGATTCAAATTGAACTTGCAGATGCACTTGTACGCGAGTTTGGCATAATGGGAATACTGGATTCTAGTGTCACTACTGACACTACATCTATCATCGTGAGCCATGGCTACTACTGGCATAATCGCGTTGCCAACTGGCAGCTTAAATTTGCTTGGTTGCCACATCGTTGCAGTCTCAGTGGTCGATTTATATGGTTAAAGTTTGCATATTGTGGGCGTAAAATCATCTCTGGTCCTGGAGAGCCGGTGATCGAAGATTATTGGCACACTACCACAGAACATATGATCTGGTTACTTAAACGATAATTATGTATATAAGGAATATTCAAAATGTTTAATTTTTTCAAAAAGAAAAATGCAGATGATTCTGCATCCAAACCCAAAAAAGAAAAAGCAGTGGTCAAGACTGAAAAAGAATTGGCCACTGAACGAAACGAGCCGTGGGTTCATATTGTCAGCGTAGAGCTAGATCCGCAAAATATCGGCAACGGTGCATTTGAACTAGATTGGAATGATAAGTTTGTTACCAATTTGGTGCGGGCAGGATACAAAGGCAAAGATGATGCACAGATGGTAGACCAGTGGTTTCAAGATGTGTGTCGCAATGTGGTCATGGAAACATTCGAACAGCAAGAAGCCAATAACCCCAGATCCGTTGGTGCAGTTCAACGCAAAAATATAGGCGGGGGCCGCAGCGAAGTATCGTGAACTTATATGTAAACGGTGACAGCCACAGTGCTGGCCACAATGCGGGCGGACCAGCACACAGCTACGGCAAACATATTGCAGATTGGTTGAGTGCAGATTTCTTTTGTGACGCAGTTGCAGGTTCCAGCAATGATTCTATTATATCAAGAACACTGGCTCATCTGAAAAACAACACACCCGACTATATTATAATTGGTTGGAGTACTTGGGAGCGAGAGACTTGGCGTCACGGTGATATCAATTATAATATCACCGCCAGCGGCACCGACACTGTACACCCAGAGCTAAGAGCTCAGTACAAGCAATGGGTCATTGATAGTGCGGCCCCAGAATTTCAGTATCGTAAAGAAGAAGAAAATCATACTAAAATTTGGCAGTTGCATCAATTATTAAAAAATAAAAATATTCCTCATTTATTTTTTAATTGTTACTCTCATTTTTATTATGTGACCACTCACAATAAACCCAGACACGATTGGGACGATTGCTATGTTGATCCCTATGATCAACGGAATACTTATTATTATTGGTTGGAACGCAACGGTTACGCTTCTGCCAATCCCGAGTTTTATCATTATGGCGCAGATGCACAGGCGGCATGGGCTGAATTTTTATTGCCTTATATTAAAAAATTATGATACTTTATGTAAACGGCGACGGTCACAGTGCCGCCGCCATGGCATCAACTGATTTTGTCGCAGCAGAAGATGATGTTGATTTATGGTACATGGGACGGGCACCACATCCTGTCAATTTACGAAGATCCTATGGAGCATATATAGCCAGTGTATTAAAAGCCAGACTACTTGTAGAAGCAGATGCCAATAATACTAATCAAACGGTAATTGACCAAACTAAAAAATTTATAGAAAACAATCCGGTTAATGAACAAATTTTGGTCATAGTCGGAATGCCAGTATACGATAAACTGCAATTTGATGAATTGGGTGCATATCTCAAACAACAGGATATCAAACACATATTGTATCCTGTCAGTGATTACATAGAGTGGTTGACCCTAAGGCATCACACACCAAATGAATTTGGTTATTTTGATGAACTTGCGCACAAAGACTGGGCAGGTAATTTAATTAAACCGTTGACACGAATCATATAATATGCTATTATTACCATATGAGATACTTACTAGTTGATACTGCCAATACATTCTTTCGTGCTCGTCATGCAGCACATCGCCAATCTGACACTTGGGATAAGTTGGGTTTTGCTATTCATGTTACATTAGGTAGTGTGAACAAAGCATGGCGAGATCAAAAAGCAGATCATGTGGTATTCTGCTTAGAGGGCCGCAGCTGGCGCAAGGATCATTACAAACCGTACAAAGCCAATCGTGCAGTGGCTCGTGCAGCCCACACAGAAGCAGAAGCAGAGGAAGACAAATTGTTTTGGGAGACATTTGATGATCTTAAAACATATCTCACTGACAGCACTAATTGTACAGTTATTCAACATCCGCAACTAGAAGCAGATGATTTGATTGCAGGTTGGATACAAAGTCATCCCGAGCACGAACATATTATTGTCAGCAGTGACACGGATTTCTATCAATTGCTGGCGGCGAATGTCAAGCAGTACAATGGCATCAGCGACGAACTCCATACCTTAGATGGTATTTTCGATAAGAAGGGCAAACCTGTCGTTGACAAAAAGACAAAAGAACCCAAGAAGATTCCCAACCCCAATTGGATCTTATTTGAAAAATGTATGCGCGGTGATCCAACTGACAACATATTCAGTGCCTATCCTGGTGTTCGTACCAAAGGCAGCAAGAACAAAGTCGGTCTGGAAGAAGCCTATGCAGATCGAGACAAAAAAGGATTTTCTTGGAACAATCTCATGTTGCAGCGTTGGACCGATCACGAAGAAGTTGAACATCGAGTCTTGGACGACTACGAACGCAATCGAGTTTTAGTTGATCTCACAGCACAGCCTGACGAAATTAAAGCACATATTGCAGCCACAATCGCTGCCGGATCTGTGCCCAAGAACAAGCCCATGGTGGGCGCTCATTTCTTAAAGCTGTGCGGCAAGTACGAACTTACTCGTCTCAGCGATCAGGCCAACAGCTTCAGCGCTTTTCTCGGCGCCAGTTATCCGGAATAATCATGACTACGAAATTCTCACAGCAGGTTAGTCGTGTTAAAACTATTCGACGGGGTGAAGCAGACTTCATGTTGCAAGATGGCATTGTGAGCTGCCCCAGGGCAGGATTTGAGATCAGCAAAAGCTGCCCCAAGGAATATCGACAGATTCTTATGCAGGCCATGTCCCATGGTTGGATCAAACCTGTGGCACATGTAATGGATTCAGAACTCATGTGGGATCGACTATCGGAGCAAAGCAATGAAATCGTTTCGTAATTGGCTGGAAGAACTGTGGCGACAAAACTGTGACGAGCATGACGGTTGGGGCGAAGCTCGTCTTAGTTTGTCCGAATACTTCTCTCGTTACAAATGGTGGTTGCGCCGAGAATATAGATTTCGACAAAGGAGTTCACAATGATTTTAGTGATGATGTTTGTTTTAATCTTGCTACAGATTAAACATTGGTATATAGACTTTGTGAATCAAACAGAAGAAGAAGTCAAACACAAAGGAATTTATCTAGATTGGATTGGCATCAAACACAGTGCCAAACACGGAGTTGCAACTTTTGTTATTCTATGGGCAGTACTCGGTTGGACAGAGACAGATGTGGCGTTTGCGTTGGCCACAGTGGATTTTTTACTGCACTATCATATCGATTGGTTCAAAATGAATTACGGAAATCGTGATATCCGAACTCCACAGTTTTGGAATCATTTTGGATTG